GGACGTCGGGCGCTTGCTGGAGTTCATTGGGCACAAGGAAACCGAGCGCCTGTACACCAAGTTCATCGGAGACTGACATGGGAATTACAGCTGCAATCGTTGGCGCCGCCGCAACGGTGTATTCGGCCTCGCAGAACGCCAGCAACGCGAAAGACGCTAGACGTCAGGCAGAGCAAGAGGCGCGGCAAGCGCGTCAGTTGGCAGAGCAGCAGGCACAGCTGGCGCGCCAAGAGTTCGAGCAGCAGCAGCAGTTCTACTCGCAGCAGGCCGAGGCGCAGAACCGCGAGTTCCAGCTGCAGCAGGAGGCGTTCCGTGCGCAGGAGGCTGCGCGACAGCAGCAGCTTGACCAGGTGCGCCAGCAGACCGACGCGATGCAGCGCGACTTCACGCAGCAGGAGGGTTTTTTCCGCTCGCAGCAGGATTACTTCAACCAGCAGCTGACGCTGCAGGAACAGGCGGTTGCGGCACAGCGCATCCAGGCCGAGTCGGCCAGGCTCTCGCTCGAGCAGCAGTCGCAGCAGTACCTGCAGCAGCGTGCCGAGGTCGAGGCCCGTGCCCGTCAGCAGGCCGAGGCGCTGGAAGAGGAGCGCCGTCGCGCAGCTGCGGAAGAGCAGGCGCAGATTCGCGTGCGCACCCGCGGCGGTGCGCGCTCGCTGCTCTCCGATGCGCGCCTCAACCCAGAGATGGGCGTGCTCGGCCAAGGCGTCGCGCTGGGCAACAACATGAGCGCCCCGGTGTAACCGATGGCGAGAGTCGCGCAACGCAGAAAGCAGCGGGTCGACCAGAACCTGGCCCGGCTGCAGGCCTCGCTGGACGAGGCGCAGGGCCGGTACGACGCGGAGGTCGGGCGCAAGCGTTCGGCCTACGAGGCCGAGTTCGCGTCCTACGAGCAGGCGGTGGCTGCGCAGCAGCGCGAGTTCGATGCGCAGCAGCAGGCCTACAACGCCCGTGTGTCCGAGTACCAGGCGGCGCAGCAGGCCAACGCCGCGCAGCGCCAGTCGATGCTTGAGGCTTACCAGCGCGACGTCGAGTCGTACAACGTGCGGCGCGGCGACTATGAGGCCGAGGTGCTGCGGATCATGGAGCCGTATCAGGCGCAGCTGCAGGCGCAGCAGGCCGCATACGCGAACCAGATGGAGGACTACAACCGGTCGTTCGCGCAGTACCAGCAGCAGCTGCGCAACTTCGATGCGTACGAGAAGGGCTACCTGCGTGACTTGCAGGCGCAGCCGGTCGTGTTCACGGGCATCCAGGAAGAGGACGGAAGTTTACGAAGCGGCCGTCTTCGCGCATACAGCGACCTGATGTATGTGTCGGACTCGTTGCAGTACCAGATCCAAAGGCCTCGCGGCGCGTTTGTTCTGGACGTCACCGTCAGCGACGCGGTGCAGTTTGTCCCGACTAGCCGGGAGTACGTTCCCCCTCGGCAGGGGCGCGGCGGCACAACCGTTGGGTTCTACAACGTCGAGGGCTATCTGCGGCAGCGGTTGCCGGACGGCACGTTCGTCGACCAGGGGCCGGAGGCTTACACGCAAACCGAGCGGCCCACGTTCAGCGCCACCGCGCCGACCCGTCCGGCTTCGATCATCGCGCCGACGCTGCCTAATGCGCCGACCGCGCCGACCGCGCCCACGCTGCCGCTCTTCACAATGGAGTCGCCGGCAGCGCCGGCCCGCCCGCCCGAGATTGCGCCGCCGGCGCAGCCCGACTTCACGGCCGAGGATGCTGCGCTGCAGGCTGAGATCGCCCGCGAGACCGAGTACTACGACCGCGAGATCGCCGAGCGCCGGGCCGGCAGGCGGCGTGCGCGTGCGACCGGCGGTCGACGACCCGTCATCTCGCAAGAGCAGGTGGCGGCCGCGCAGCAACCCAGCCTGTCCGAGGGGCAGTCGCTAGGGCAAGCAGGTTTCCTGGGAGGGGCGTGATGGACAAGCCGGTGTGGGAGAAGGACCGACCGAAGGGTCTGGGTAAGCCGAAGGAACTGAACTCGAAGGAAAAGGCCTCGGCCATGCGCCGCGCCAAAAAGGCCGGCCGCCCCTACCCCAACCTGGTCGACAACATGGCCGCGGCCAAGGAATACAAGTGATGGAAGAGAGCGAATACAAGGACGCGCCGGGCGGCAAGCGGCTTAAGCCTGAGGAGATCCTCAAGCGGCAGGAGATGGCGCAGCGCAAGAAGGACGAGTTCCAGCAGCTCTACCAGGACGCGTACGAGTTCGCGCTGCCGCAGCGCCAGCTGTACGGCGTCTGGGAGGGCGGCTCGACCGGCTCAAAGAAGATGCAGCGCGTGTTCGATTCGACCGCCATCAACAGCACCCAGCGGTTCGCCAACCGCCTGCAGTCGGTGGTGTTTCCGCCGCAGCGCAAGTGGTGCCGGCTCGAGCCCGGCAGCGACATCCCGGATGACCGCCGCGCACAGGCGCAGGCCATTCTCGACGCGTACATGGACAAGATGTTCGCGGTGCTCAAGCAGTCGAACTTCGACATCGCGATGGGCGAGTTCCTGCTCGACCTGAGTGTCGGCACCGCCTGCATGATGGTGCAGCCGGGCGACGACGTCTCGCCCATCAACTTCATCCCGGTGCCGCTGTTCCTGGTCACCTACGAGGAAGGCGCCAACGGCCAGGTCGACAACGTCTACCGCCGGATGCGCATGAAGGGCGAGAGCATCACCCGCCAGTGGCCGGACGCGAAGATCCCAGACGAGATGAAGCGCCGCATCGAGCACAAGCCGACCGAGGACGTCGAGCTGCTCGAGGCCACCATCTACGACCACGGGCGCGGCGACTACTGCTACCACGTCATCGACAAAGTGTCGAAGCAGGAGATCGTCTACCGCCGGCGCGACAGCTCGCCGTGGGTGATCTCGCGCTACATGAAGGTCGCGGGCGAGATCTACGGTCGCGGCCCGCTGGTGACCGCGCTGCCGGACATCAAGACGCTGAACAAGACCATCGAGCTGCTGCTCAAGAACGCGTCGCTGGCAGTGGCCGGCGTGTACACCGCGGCGGACGACGGCGTACTCAACCCAAACACGGTGAAGATCGTGCCGGGCGCCATCATCCCGGTGGCGCGCAATGGCGGCCCGCAGGGTCCGAGCCTGACTCCCCTGCCCCGCGCCGGCGACTTCAACATCACGCAGCTGGTGATCAACGACCTGCGCGCCAACATCAAGCGCATCTTGCTGGACGAGAGCCTGCCGCCGGACAACATGAGCGCACGCTCTGCGACCGAGATCGTCGAGCGCATGAAGGAGCTCGCGCAGAACCTGGGCAGCGCGTTCGGCCGTCTCATCAACGAGACGATGATCCCGGTCGTCACCAAGATCCTCGAGGTGATGGACGAGCGCGGCCTCATCGACCTGCCGCTGCGCGTCAACGGGCTCGAGGTCAAGGTGACCCCGGTGGCCCCGCTCGCGATGGCGCAGAACATGGAAGAGGTCAACTCGATCATGCAGTACGCGCAGATCGTGCAGGCGTTTGGTGCGGAGGGCGCGATGGCGCTCAAGACCGGCGCGCTAGTCGACTACCTGGGCGACAAGCTCGGGGTGCCGGCCGCGGTGCGCAACTCTGCGGCCGAGCGCGCCTTCATGCTTGAAGAGCAGCGCAAGCAGCAGGAGGCCGCGATGGCGATGCAGATGGCCGCGATGCAGCAACAGCCAGGTGGAGTGCCGCAATGAACTACGGAGAACGCGCAGACGGAACTGCCAAGGGGTTTGGCTACTTTGGCGAGTTGCAACGACCGGACGGATCTGTATCGACCGAGATCTCGATTGGAGTCGGCATCGACGGGAAGGAGGTCGAAATCCCGTTGATCGTGCCCACGCTCGACAAGCGTGAGCTGGATTGGTTGTTGCGCAACGACCCGCAGGAGAAAGGCTATTTTGACAAGATGCCGCCTTCAATCTTGGACAAGGCCTACGAACACGCCGTCCAGAGAATGAAAGCAGGCAAGTCCCCATTTGCCTCTGAGGCAGACATCGAGGAGCCCCCGCAATGAGCTGGGACGAGCTCGAGGCCATCGGCCAGGCCGACGACGTCCGCGAGGCCACGCAGAAGCGCGAGGACTCTGACCGCCTGGTAATGCGGGTGATGGGCACCGAGGACGGCCAGGCGCTGATGCGCTGGCTGCGGGACACGATTCTGGAGCAACCCGTCGCCGTGCCGGGTGCATCCGCGGATTATGCTTTCTACCGAGAGGGACAGAACAGCGTGGTGCGGGATCTTGAAGCACGGATCAAACGAGCGAGGAACCTGTGAGCGAAACCGCAACCGTCGAGCCCGCGAGCGAAAGCAGCGGCCTACTCGACCAAGTGACGGTCGAAGACCCGAACGCGACACCCGAGAATCCGCAAGCCGCGGAGATTGACCACCGCGCCGACCCGGCCCAGGCCGCGGCGCCCGGCGCACCGGCAGACCGCCCCGAGTGGCTGCCGGAGAACTTCTGGAAGGACGGCCAGCCTGCCTACGAGGAGATGGCAAAGAGCTGGCACGACCTGCGCACGATGATCGCGCAGGGCAAACACAAGGCGCCGGCAGACGGCAAGTACGACATCAGCGCCTTCAAGGAAGAAGACCCCATAGCCAAAGCGTATGTTGGCTGGGCGCAGAAGTTTGGCGTGAGCCAAGCCGCGTTCGATGAGCTGCACGGCACCATCACCAAGATGGCGGCGGAGATGCAGGGCGCCGAGCCAGCGGTGGACCCCGTCGCCGAGCTCAAGCAGCTCGGCCCCAACGGTACCGCGCTGGTTAACGGCATGGTCGATTGGGCGCGTGGCCTCGTCAACAAGGGCGTCTGGTCGAAGGACGACTTCGACGAGTTTAAGATCATGGGCGGCACCGCTCGCGGCCTGCGTGCTCTGGTCAAAATCCGCGAGGCGTACGAGGGCCGCATCCCGGTCGAATCGGTGCCGCTCGAGGGCGCGCCGTCGAAGGACGAGCTCTACCAGATGGTCGCGGACCCGCGCTACAAGACCGACCCCGCGTATCGGCAGAAGGTCGAGAAGGCCTTCGCCGCGCACGTCAACTGATGCCATAGCCCACCTCTCCTTGGGCACCTTTCGCCCCGCCATGTGCGGGGCGTCTTTTTTCCAATCCAACCTATTGATTTTTGTACCGTCACCGACCAGAATGGCGCACAAGGCTTACTGCATCCGCAGCCCTTACCGCACCGGAAGGTGACGAGTGGCGGGCGTTACTCGCAAGCAAACGGCCCTGGCAACAGGCTAACCGGCGCGCAAAAACCTCATCCAACTCAACAAGGAGTACGAAATGGCTGTCTCTCTGAGCAATGCCTTCGTCACCCTGTTCGACGCCGAGGTCAAGCAGGCCTATCAAGGCAAGGCCATGCTGGTGCCCGCCGTGCGTCAACGCCGTGGTGTCGAGGGTTCCACCGTCAAGTTCCCCAAGGTTGGCGCTGGTGTCGCTACCCTGCGCGTGCCGCAGACCGACGTCACCCCGCTCAACGTGGGCTTCTCAACCGTTACCTGCACCCTGCAAGATTGGAATGCCGCCGAGTACAGCGACATCTTCTCGCAGGCCAAGGTCAACTTCGACGAGCGTCAAGAGCTCGTCCAGGTCGTCGCCAACGCGATGGGCCGCCGCCAGGATCAGCTGATCCTCGACGCGCTCGCTGCCTCGGGCACCTCGCTGACCGTTGCCAACACCATCGTCACATCGGGTTCGGCCACTGCCAGCAACATGAACCTGGGCAAGCTGCGCGAAGCCAAGCGCCTGCTGGACCGCGGCAACGTCCCGCCGGAAGGTCGTCACCTCATCATCCACGCCAACGGCCTGGCCAATATGCTGTCGGAGACCTCGGTCACCTCGGCCGACTTCAACAGCGTCAAGGCGCTGGTGCAGGGTGAGATCAACACCTACATGGGATTCACGTTCCATGTGATGGGTGATCGTTCCGAAGGTGGCCTGGCCATCGACGGCTCGAGCGACCGCACCTGCTTCGCGTTCCACAAGGACGCCATCGGCTACGCCGAAGGCCTCGGTATGCGCACGGAGATCAACTACATCCCCGAGAAGACCAGCTGGCTGGTCAACGAAGTGTTCTCGGCGGGTGCTGTGACGATCGACGCTGGCGGCATCGTTTCCATCACCTGCCGCGAATAAGGGAGAACTGATCATGGCATTCAGCTCTACTGGTCTGGTCGCCATCGGCGGTCAATCGAAGGCTGGCAACGCTCCGCAGATCTGGGCGTACACCACCACCGACGCCGCCGGCGATGTCGACGCCTCCGGCTACTTCAACAGCGTTGCTTCGCTGATGAAGGTCGGCGACCTCATCTACCGCGTGACTCTCAGCTCGGGCTCGGTCTCGACCGCTGGCTGGCACGTTGTGGTGAGCAATACCGGCTCGGTCGTGGACGTCTCCGACACCACTGCCCTGACCATCACCGACACCGACTAATCGGTTGTCATGTAGCACGGGGCCAGCTTCTGCTCTGCGGAGGCTGGCCCTCTTCACATTGGAGATTGGACAATGGCTGCAGGCGACACCGGCGTATCCATCTGCTCCGACGCCCTGCTCCTGCTGGGTGCAAAGGCCATCAGCTCGTTCAACGACGGCACCGACGAGAGCTCGGTGGCGGACCGCCTGTACCCGGACGTCCGCGACATGACGCTGGTCATGTACCCGTGGAGCTTCTCCATGAAGAAAATCGGCCTCGCCAGGCTGATCACCACGCCGACCACCTACTGGCGCTACGAATACCAGCTGCCGGGTGACCGGCTCGCCAACCCGCGAGCGGTGTACCCGTCGGCAAATCCCGGCTCGACCATCTCGAAGGATTGGGAGATCCAGGGCGACAAGCTGCTCACCAACCTCGACGCGGTCTGGATCGACTACCAGTACCAGACGCCCGAGTACGCGATGCCGCAGTACTTCGTGCAGCTGCTCAAGTACATGATGGCCTGGCACATGGCCGAGCCCATCACCGAGCAGCGCGAGAAGTCGATCTACTGGCAGACCATCGCGACGGGCCAGCCGGCCGAGAACGGCCGCGGCGGGTTCTTCCGCCAGGCCATGCAGATCGACGGCCAGAACAACGCGACCAAGGTCATCGAGGACTACTCGCTGATCGCGGTGAGGAACTGATGCCGCGCTTCGTCGACATCCAGACGAACTTCTCGACGGGCGAGCTCGACCCGCTGCTGCGCTCGCGTATCGACCTGCAGCAGTACAACAACGCGCTGGCCAAGGCGACCAACGTGCTGATCCAGCCGCAGGGCGGGATGCGCCGCCGTCCGGGGCTCAAGCACATTGTCGAGCTGCCCAACAGCAGCACCCCCTCTGCCGCCAACGGCGTGCGCCTGGTCAACTTCGAGTTCAGCGTGGACGACAGCTATATGCTGTGCTTCACGCACAACCGGATGTACGTCATCAAGGACGGCGTGTTGATCACCAACATCAACGCGTCGGGCAACAACTACCTCACCACCACCATCGGCAGCTCGCTGTTGAGCCAGATCTGCTGGACGCAGTCTGCCGACACGATGATCATCGTCCACCCCGACCTGGCGCCGGTGAAGCTGGTGCGGGGCGCGAACGACGCCAGCTGGACGATATCAACCATCACCTTTGATAGCATCCCGCTGCACGCATTCACCATCTCGACCAGCAACCCGGCCGCCACGCTGACCCCGGACAAGGTGAGCGGCAACGTGACGCTGACCGCGAGCGCGAGCGTGTTTTCGGCGAGCCACGTCAACCAGTACGTCAACGCAAGCCCGCAGGGCCGTGCGCGCATCGTCGAGTACGTCAGCGGCACGGTGGTCAAGGCCGTGACCGAGTTCCCGTTCTTCGGCACGACCGCCATCGCCAGCGGCAGCTGGGAGCTCGAGACCGGCTACGAGGACGTGTGGAGCAGCGGCCGCGGCTGGCCGCGCACGGTCAACTTCCACGAAGGGCGCCTGTACTTCGGTGGCTCGAAGGCGCGGCCCTCGACCATCTGGGGCAGCAAGATCGGCCTCTTCTTCGACTTCAAGCCGTCTGAGGGTCTGGACGACGACGCGGTCGAGGCCACGCTCGACACCAACTCGCTGAACGTCCTGGTCGACATGATCAGCGGGCGCGACCTGCAGATCTTCACCACCGGGGGCGAGTTCTACGTCCCGCAATCCGGCACTGACCCTATCACCCCGCTCACCTTCACGTTCAAGGCGGTGTCTCGAAATGGGACAAAGCCGGGCACGCGGGTGGAGCAGCTCGAGACCGGCACGGTGTACATCCAGCGCCAGGGCAAGGCGCTCAACGAGTTCCTGTTCTCCGACTCGCAGCTCACCTACGTCACGCAGCGCATCTCGCTGCTCTCGGGTCACCTGCTCAAGACGCCGTCGCGGATGGCGCTGCGCCGCGCCACGTCGACCGACGAGGGCGACCTGCTGCTTATCACCAACGCGCAGGACGGCACGCTGGCCGCGTTCTCGGTGCTGCGCTCGCAACAGGTGATAGCGCCGTCGGAGTTCACCACCGATGGCGAGTTCCGCGACGTGCAGACCGACGTGTCCGACATCTACGTCGTGACCAAGCGCACGTTCAACTCGACCGCACGGTACTTCGTGGAGCTGTTCCAAGGCGGCCTGTTCACCGACTGCGCGTTCTCCGGCGGCGCGGCCGCCACCGCCTCGGGCCTGCCGCACATCGGCAAGAGCTTGAACGTCATCTGCGACGGCGTGCCGCAGAACAACGAGACGGTGAGCGGCGGCGGCTCGGTGACGTTCGACCGCGCATCGACCACCAGCTACGAGGTGGGGCTGCCGTTCACGGTGTACGCCAAGACGATGCCGGTGGAGATCCAGCTGCAGACCGGCAACCGCGTCGGGTTCAAGAAGCGGGTGGTGGAGATCAACGCCATCGTCGACGACACGCAGCACCTTAACATCAACAACCAGCCGGTGCCGTTCCGCGCCTTCGACAACCCGCTGCTCGACGATCCCGAGCCGGAGTTCACCGGCGTCAAGCGGATCAACGGCGTGCTGGGCTACAGCCGCGAGCAGGCCATCGAGGTCAGCCAATCGCTGCCGCTCAAGATGACGCTGCTCGGCCTTGAGTACAAGGTCGCCGTGCATGGAGGAACCTAGACATGGCCGTCCTTGATACCGTTGGCAAGGTGTTCACTGGCTTTTCGCAGGGCGCGCAGGCAGCGTCTGGCGTCTCGGGCCTGATCAACAGCTACGCCTCGTCGCAGGCCTCGCGTGCGCAGGGCATCTACCAGGCCGGTCTCTACGAGGTGCAGGCGCTCGACACGCTGCGCCTAGCGAACATCCGCGCAGACCAGGACCGCCGCTACGCCGCGGTGCAGGCCGGCCGCAAGCTGCTGCAGTCTGAGTTCGAGGCGCTGAACTACAAGATCGCTGGCAACAGCCTGCTGCGCAACCTGCGCCGCACCAACGCCGCGGTGCGGGCGCGTGCAGCGGCGAGCGGTGTCTCGGCGTTTTCTGGTTCGGCCGCGACGGTGCAGGACGCCAACGTCCGCTCGACCTACTTTGACGTCGGCATGACCGACCTCAACGCGCTGGCTGCACGCGTGCTCGGGTTCGAAGACGCGCTGAATATGTACGGCGCCGGACAGCAGCAGGCCGACATGACGCTCGACGCGGCCGAGACGCAGGCCCGCCAGTACCGCACGGCCGCCCGCTTTGCGGAGTCTAGCGGTGGCCTGATGGGCAACGTCCAGCTCGGCCAGGGCATCCAGAACTTCCTCAACACCGCGGTCGACCCGGTGCAGATCTTCCGCAACATGGGCGGAACAAGGAGTAGCTGATGGCTGACGCTCGTCTGATCGACCCCGGCCGCGTGCAGTTTGACGGCGTGCCGGCCGCGACCCTGCCGACCGTATCGCCGCCCGAGATTGACTACGCGGCGCTGCGCCAGGGCGCGGCTTCGTCTGGGCAGATGTCGCAGATCCTGGACCGTCTCAGCACGCAGCTGTTCGGCCAGGCCGCGGACTTCGCCAAGGAGGCGGGCGCGCAGTTTGTTGCCGACAACCCCGTCACGCCGGAGCAGCTGGCAGCGGCGAAGCTGGGCGACGTCACGCCTCTGGTCAACCGGCGCGGCGGCACCATCTTCCAGAAGGCGGTCGAGAAGGCGCGCTCGCTGGAGCTCTCGCAGTATTTCGAGGCCGAGGGCCGCAACGAGCTGGTCAAGCTGCTGACCGCTGGCGAGGCCGGCGAGGTCACGGCCGAGCAGGTGCAGAACAAGATCACGACGATGACCGAGGGCTACTCCTCGGCATTGCGCCAGATGGATCCGGAGGCCGCGCTCAAGTTTCGGGCGACGATGGCCACGCACGGCAACACCGTGCTCAAGACCGTGCTCGAGGGCGAGGTCAAGCGAGCCAAGGAGCAGCGCCTGGCCGGGTTCGACATGGACTTCCAGAACAGTGTGCGGCTGATGGAGAAGACGGTCGAGCAGGGATTCTGGGTCGACCCAAAGACCAGCCAGGCGCGCAGCATCGACGAGATGGCGGACGTGTTCCGCCAGAACATTCTGAGCTCTGCCCTGCTGGTCGGAGACGCGCAGCTTCAGAAGGAGTACGCCGGCAAGTTCGAGAAGGCGCTCGCGGATGCGCGCATCAACGCGGTCACCAAGGAAGTGCTGGGCAACCTCTACACCGCCGACCCTGTGGCCGGACGCAAGCTTATCGCATCGGGCGAAGTGGGCCGGCTCAAGCCGGTGTTCGCCGCGATGCCGCAGGACGACAAGGCCAAGGTGATGGCGAACTTTATGTCTGCCATCAGCCAGCGCGAGCAGCTCGAGAAGCAGCGCCGAGACGACCAGAAGCGCGAAGGCCAGCAGCGTGCGGTGGACATCTTGGAGCAGATCTACCGGATGCCGGACGGCAGCAAGGGGCGCAAGGATCTCATTGCCGAGCTCACCGCCATCCCCGACAACGGTGTGCCGCTGGGCGTGCTGAAGGATCTGCTTGAGCCCAACCAGGGCGACAGCAACCCGCTGCTGCTGGGCAACCTCTTCTACGCCATCGACCAGGGCAGAGTCACCACGCCGGAGCAGCTGGCGCCCTACGTCGGCCGCGGCATCAAGGGCGGCGACTATGTGCAGCTGATCAAGCACCTCGGCTCGAGCGACCGTCGCGCCCGCAGCGAGCTTAACACCGGGCTCAACCGCCTGGCCGGCATCCCTGACATCCCCGGCGTCGTGGTCAGCATCGACCCCAAGGGTGCCGAGTTCAAGCGCCGCCAGAAGCTAGAGGCGGACGCGATGCAAATCATGGCCGAGGTTGCAGCCAAGGGCGAGACCATCACGCCGCGCCAGGTGCTCGACCAGCTCGAGCGCGGGCTCGAGCAGAAGCGCAACAGCGAGAGCGCGAAGCAGGCGCGCACGCAGCTGCAGGTGTTCGAGAAGATGGATTGGATCAACGGCAAGCTCACGGCCGACTCGATCCCGGCGCTCAAGCGTAAGGCCGGCAACGACCGTCAGAAGCTGCAGCAGATCAATCGCATCGAGCAGCTGCTCAAGCAAGCCGAGGGAGACATCTGATGGCACTGAGCCCGGTCGAGGACCGCTACCTCAACACCCTGACCGCTGTCCAATTTCCAGACCAGCCGGTTGAGCCGGAGACGCCGGCCGAGCAACCCGTGATGCTGGCAATGGGTGGCGGCGGCGCGAGCCGCGGGCAAGGCCCGCAGTCGGTCGGCGAGTTTGTTTCCGACGTGGCCACCCCGCTGGGCGGGCTGGCAGACATGGGTGCCGCCACGGTCAAGGGTGCGGTGCAGGGGTATGTCGGGCTGCCCGGTGACCTTGAGGGCGTGGCCCGTATGGTTCTCAACGTGATGGGCGCAACCTTGAAAGAGGACACCGAGCTGCCCACCACCGAGGACGTCAAGAAGTGGCTAGACGAGAACGTCGGCAAAGTCGGTGATGGCAAGAACCCGTACGAGACCTTGGGCGAGTTCCTTGCGCCTGGGGCTTATGTGAAGCCGGCCAGAGCGGTCGGCAAGGCAACGCGTGCTGCTATCAAGGGGGCGAAGTGATGGCCATCAACCAGAATCCGCTCGAGCAGCGTCTCGACTCCATCCTTCCTGACCAGCCGCTGCCGGAGGCCGACCCCGTGTCGACCGAGGAGACGGCGGCCCCGACCGTAGTCGAAGAAGGCGACCCTGCGATGGAGCCGGTGCAGGTGGCCGGCTTCGGGTCTGCCCTGCGTGGCATTGTTGGCAAGGCTGTGCGCAAGGCCGGCCGCGAGGTGGTGCCGCAGCCAGCCGGCGCAGCGCCGGACGCCCTGCCCCAGGCCGGCAGGGTCGGCAACTTCACGGTCGTGCCCGAGGCGCCGCAGACGCTGGTCGACAACGTGCAGCAGGCCGCGCAGCAGCGCCGCGCCACCGGCAACACGATGGGCAAGCCGGGCGGCACGCCGAACGAGCCGTTCAACCTGGAGCGGTACCAGACCGACGACGCGGCCGCCATCGTGGGCGGCGTGGCGGATGCGCTGGGCATCAAGACCAAGCGCGTCACGTTCGAGGAGATCAAGGCCAAGGCCGCCGAGTCCGGCATCAACGAGGCGTTTCTGGCGCGCCTGGTGAACCCGCAGGACGGCAAGATGCTGCCGAGCGCGGTCGACACCTACAAGGCGCTCGAGGTGCTCGAGAGCTCGGCCAACGAGCTGGACCGCCTGTTCAAGATGGTGGCGAACGGCACCGCGACCGACGTCGACAAGCTCAAGCTGCGCCAGCAGATTGCCCTGCACGGGATGGTGCAGCGTGGCGTGAAGAACGTACAGACCGAAACGGCGCGTGCGCTGGCGGTGTTCCGCATCCCGCGCCAGGGCAATGCCGACATCATCCGCCGCACGCTCGACGAGTTCGGCGGCGAAGGCGCGCTGCAGGACATGGCGCGCAGCTACCTCTCGCTGGAGTCGCGTGCGGCCAGAAACCAGCTGGTCGAGAAGTCGATGATGTCCGGCGTCAAGGACGTGTGGTTCACGACCTGGATCAACGGCCTGCTGTCGTCGCCCGTGAGCCACGCCAAGAACATCGTGTCCAACTCGCTGTTCGGCCTGTACCAAATCCCGGAGCGGCTGATCGGCAGTTTCTACAGCGCCGCCCTCCCCGCCCGCCTGCGTCGCGGCCTGGTGCCTGGCTCCGAGAAGGAGAAGATTGAGCTCGACGAGGCGCTGACGATGATGCAGTCGCTGCGCAACGGTCTCGACGAGGGCTTCCAGCTGGCGTCCCGTGCGTGGAAGAACAACGCGCCCAACGACCCGCTGTCCAAAATCGAGCTCACCCGCGGGACTGACGCGCCGCCCATCAGCTCGGCTGCGTTCGGCATCGAGCAGGACAAGTGGCTGGGCAAGGCCATCGACTTCTACGGCAACGCCATCACGCTGCCGGGCCGTGCGCTGATGACCGAGGACGAGTTCTTTAAGGGCGTGCTGTACCGCATGGAGCTCAACGCGCAGGCCATCCGCCGCAGCAAGAGCGTGTACCGCGACGCGCTTGACCAGGGCGCGGACGAAGGCACCGCGATTGCCCGAGCCGAGAGCGAGGCGCGCAGCATCATGGAGTCGCCGCCGTCTGACATCGACGAGGCTGCGCTCAACTACGCCCGCCGCGGCACCTTCACGATGGATCTGCCGCCTGGGCTGCAGAAGCTGCAGGGCGCGTTCAACCACCCCATCGGCAAGGTGATGGTGCCCTTCTTCCGCACCCCGGCCAACATCGGACTCGAGGTGCTGGAGCGCACGCCGTTCGCGCCGCTGTCCGGCCGCTTCCGCGACGACCTGCTGGCCGGTGGCGTCTACCGCGACATGGCGCTGGCCAAGGTCACGCTGGGCTCGGGCGTGCTCGCCACGTTCGCCAGCTACGCCGCCGAGGGCAAGATCACCGGCAGCGGACCCGCACGCAAGGCCGACCGCGAGGCGCTCATGCGTGACGGCTGGCAGCCGTACAGCATCAAGGTGGGCGACAGCTACTACAGCTATGCCGGCATGGAGCCGATCAGCGCCCTGCTCGCCATCGCCGCGGACTATGCCGAGTACGCGCAGATGGAGTACGACGACAGCCGCGTCCAGGAGGTGTTCCTGGGCGGCGTCCAGGGTCTGTACGAGTACATGAAGGAACAGCCCTATCTGCAGGGCATTGCCGACTTCGCCAAGCTGCTGGGCGGCGACTACGGGCCGGCCGACGTCAACAAGGTGATCGACAACCTGGCCAAGCAGTACGGCGGGTTCGCCATCGGCGGCTCGCCGGCGGGCGCGTACAACTCGCTGGTCGCCGGCATCGAGCGGATGCGCGACCCGACCCAGCGCGACTACCGCATGACGCCGGACGCGCCGAGCGGCATCAAGGGGTTCTACGAGGCGTTCAACAAGTACCGCTCGCGCCTGCCCTGGTTCTCGGAGGATCTGCCGCCGCAGCTCAACCTGTGGGGCGACCCCATCCTCCAGGGCCACGGCAACCTGTACGAGATGGTGCTGCCGACCCGCGTGTCGCCGATTCAGTTCTCCGAGGTGGACGACCTGCTGGTGCGGATGGGCTCGCCGGTGGCGCTGCCCGAGCGCAAGATCGACGGGGTCGACATGGATGCCCGCCAGTACAACCGACTGCTCACCATCTACGGCAAGGAGCTCAACGCCAAGGGCGAGCTGCTCGAGCTCATGCGCACGCCGGGGTTCGACCTGCTGACGCTGGATGACCAGCAGACCACCGTGCGCAGCTTGCACGACAAGCTGATGAAGGCGTCACGCGAGCAGCTCATGCAGGAAGACCCGGAGCTCGGCATCAAGGTCATGGACCTGCAGGAAATCCGGAAGGCTAACGGCTTGTTTTACAAACCATAACCGCGCAGTACAATTTCCAGTAGGGAGGCTTGACCAATGGCCACATACGCGATCAGCAATGTACCGAGGCGGGTGGTGTACGCGGCCAGCGGCACCGGCCCGTACAACTTCAGCTTCGAGATCCTGGCGGCGACCGACCTCGCGGTGTACCGCGACGACACGCTGCTCACGCTGACGACCAACTACACGGTCACCATCAACGCGAACGGCACCGGGTCCGTCACGTTGACGGCCGCGCCCACCGGCGCCACGCAGATCGCCATCGTCGGCGCACGCGCCATCCAGCGCACCAGCGACTTCGTGACCGGCGGCGACTTCTTCGCCAACACCGTCAACGACGAACTCGACTCGCTGACCATCTTCGCGCAGCAGAATGCCGAGGCGGTCAACCGTGCGCTGCAGGCGCCGCAGACCGACCCGACCAGCATCAACATGACGCTGCCCCGTGCGAGCGTGCGCGCCAACAAGGCGCTTGGGTTTGACGCGAACGGCAACCCGACAATCGCTGACACGCTAGGAACCAACCGCGGCAACTGGGCGGCGAGCACGCTCTACTACATCAGAGACATCGTCAAGGACACGACGAACAGCAACATCTGGCAGTGCATCGTGCAGCACACATCAAGCGGATCTTTGCCGATTGGGACTAACGCTGATTCGGCCAAGTGGGCACTGCTGGTTGATGCCGCATCTGCTGCAACGTCGGCCTCTAATGCAGCTTCGTCTGCTTCTGCCGCGTCGACCTCGGCCAGCAACGCATCAACCTCGGCCTCGAACGCTTCGAGCTCTGCCAGCGCCGCAAGCACGTCGGCCTCGAATGCGTCGACCAGCGCCAGCAACGCAAGCACATCAGCCACCAACGCTGCCAACTCCGCGACCACCGCGGCCGGCCACGCATCGACGGCGAGCACCCAGGCCACGAACGCGGCTAACAGTGCCAGCTCGGCATCGACGTCCGCCAGCAACGCCTCCTCGAGCGCGTCGGCGGCCAGCACCTCCGCGTCGAACGCGTCGAGCTCGGCATCGGCCGCGTCGACGTCAGCATCCAACGCAGCCAGCTCGGCAAGCGCGGCATCGACGTCTGCATCGAATGCTTCGAGCTCGGCCTCTGCTGCCAGCTCGAGCGCCACGACGGCGAGCAACGCGGCCACCGCTGCCCAGGCTGCGCAGACCGCTGCTGAGTCCGCGTACGACAGCTTCGACGACCGCTACCTGGGCGCGAAGTCGAGCAACCCGACGGTCGACAACGACGGCAGCGCGCTCATCACCGGCGCAATCTACTTCAACACCGTGGCCGCCGAGATGCGAGTCTGGACCGGCAGCGCCTGGCAGGCGCAGGCCGCGTCGCCTGACACGCTGTCGGAGCGCAGCTTTGCCGCGACCGCGGGCCAGACCAGCTACACGTTCAGCGGCGGATACCGCATCGGCTACACCTTCGTGTGGGTCAACGGCGTGCTGCTCGACGCGGCGGACATCGTCGCCACCAACGGCACCACAATCACGTTCAACTCGGCGCTGCAGCTCAACGACGAGGTGCGCATCCTGTCGTTCAAGGCGGTGGGCTCGATTGCTGTCGGAGACATCACCGGTTTGCAAACCACCTTGGACGCCAAGGCCGACGGCGCCATTCCCACCGCCAGCGTGGGCGGCAAGGTCCGGCTCAATGAAGCCACCGCCAACGGCGCCAACTACGTCGAGTTCCAGGCGCCCGCGTCCATCACGTCCAACGTGACATGGACCTTGCCAGGCGCGGACGGGACGAACGGGCAGGTGCTGCAGACGAACGGCAGCGGCACCCTTTCTTGGAGCACGCCCAGCACGGGCGTCACAACTGGTAAGGCCATCGCGATGGCCATCGTGTTCGGAGGTTAATCATGGCAGCTCCCAACGTAGTCAACGTCGCCACCATCACCGGGAAGACTGCCGTGCAGGCGGTCGGCACCTCGGCCACGGCGATCGTCACCAACAGCTCGGGCAGCAACAAGGTGCTCAAGGTCAACGCGCTGTACGTCAGCAACGTGGACGGCACCAACAACGCCGAGATCACGGTCGATCTGTTCCGCAGTTCGACGGCCTATCGCATTGCCAACACGGTGGTGGTCCCGGCGGATGCCACGCTCGACGTGATCAGCAAGTCGATCTACCTCGAGGAAGGCGACAGCCTGCGCCTGACCGCCAACGCGGCCAGCGACCTTGAAGCTGTCTGCAGCTACGAAGAGATTAGCTAATGCCCATTCCGTCCAGCACATCCGCTCCGGGTTTTTACAACCTGGCGGACCAGCGTGACGCGGTGATGGGGAGCAATTGGCCGGTAGTGATCACGGCACCGCCATCAGTGGAATACCTTGTGGTCGGTGGCGGTGGCTCAGGGGGTGGATCAAACGCGTTTCCAAGAGCTGGCGGCGGTGGTGGCGGTGCAGGCGGTTTTAGAACTGCAGTAGGGCTCGCAGTCGTGGCAGGCACTACTTATACCGTGACAATTGGTGCTGGTGGCGCAGGTGTATCAAACGGAACTACTTCGTGGCTTCCCGGCAATCCGGGTAATAACAGTGTGTTTTCTACTATTACGTCTGCGGGCGGCGGTTATGGTGGGTCATATAACAACATTCCATCTGGTCGAGTATTAGATGGCGGGCCCGGCGGCTCTGGTGGTGGTTCATGGTGCGAAAATGGGAATGGGGGAGCTGGAAACACTCCTTCTACTTCACCTAGCCAAGGTAACAACGGTGGTTCATGTTCTGGCTTTACTGATTATTCTGGTGGTGGCGGGGGTGCTGGCGCGGTTGGCAATAACGGCAATGCATCACCAAATCCCGGCAAAGGCGGCGATGGAACCGCATCTTCTATTTCCGGCTCATCAGTAACGTATGCCGGTGGTGGAGGCGGTTCACGTTATTTCGGCGCGGAGATTTGCTCTGGCGGAGCAGGTGGCGGCGGTTATGGGGGCGGTTCGGGAGAGGGCGGTAGTGGAACCGCAAATACTGGTGGCGGTGGTGGTGCAGCTGGCTATGCAGGGGCACAAACGTGGTCATCAGGATCTGGCGGTTCGGGTGTAGTCATAGTCCGTTATCCTGATTCTTATCCCGCTGCATCGGCAACTACTGGCTCTCCTACAATCACTGTCACTGGCGGGTATCGTATTTACCGCTGGACCGGCTCTGGGTCAATTACGTTCTAACTATGGCTCAATTTCCATCTACAACTAGCGCATCAGATGTTTGGGACCTTACGGACCAATATCGTGCAAAAGCTGGCGGTGACTGGCCAATAATTGCTGTTGCACCTACCGCTGTAGAGCTTCTTGTAGTTGCTGGTGGTGGCGCTGGAGGGGGCACAAATGATTCTCTTGCTGGCGGCGGCGGTGCTGGTGGCTTGCTGTATGGCGCATCAATAGCTGTATCGTCGGGTTCTGCTTACACCATAACGGTTGGTGGTGGGGGCGCTGCTGGAGCTGGGTCTGCCGTTGGTTCAAACGGTAGTAATAGCGTCGCAATTAGCTGTACTGCTAATGGCGGTGGTCGCGCTGGCGGCGGACCAAGAGGTGGTATGACGCCCGCTGGTGCTTCAGGCGGCTCAGGTGGTGGCGGATCAGGCTTTGATACCTATGGATCTGGCGGCGCAGCAACACAAGGTAATTCGGGCGGCGCTACTGGATATGGTAATGCTGGTGGTAGCTCGGCAGGTGGCGGTGGCGGGGCTGGCGCTGTTGGCGGTAGTTCTAATACACCCGGGGGGATTGGGAGGCAGTATTCGCAATTTTCTGGCGGATCTCCAGCGGGCTATTTTGCTGGCGGCGGCGGTCCCGGCGGAGGTGGTGCGGCGGGTGGGTCTGGGGGCGGTGGCGCTGGGGCTTCGGGTTCTGGCAACGGCACGGCAGGCACAACAAATACCGGTGGCGGTGGTGGCGGGTCATACTTTGCAAACGGAGGTCCGGGTGTCGGTGGCGCTGGCGGTTCAGGCATTGTGATCATTCGATACGCAGACACGTTTGCTGCGGCAGTAGCTACAACAGGATCTCCAACGATCACGGTTTCCGGCGGTTTCCGTGAATATAAGTTTACTGGCTCTGGCTCGATTACTTTCTAATCATGGCTCAATTCCCTTCTACCGCTAGCGCTTCTGGGGTATGGACCCTGAAGAAACAGAAGCGTGCCGAGCAAGGCGACAACTGGCCGACCCTTGCGGTATCTGTGACATATCTAGTTGTTGCGGGTGGTGGCGGCGGCGGGTCGTTTGGTGGTGGGGGTGGGGCTGGTGGTTTGTTGACTGGCACCAGCACGTTGACACCGGGAACTTCTTATACAGTTACGGTTGGTGGCGGGGGCAATGGAGCTACCGTCTCAGATAATGCTGTTAATGGTGTAAACGGTAGTAATTCGGTTTTTTCCAGCATTACTTCAACCGGTGGCGGTGGTGGCGGGACAAGACAAGGCCCGTCAAACTATAACGGCAATGCTGGTAGTTCAGGCGGTTCTGGTGGTGGTGGCGCAAACTCAAACAATGCTGCGGGAGGTGCTGGTGGAGCAGCCACATCTGGACAAGGTAATGCTGGTGGTAGTGGCGGAACCGGTACTTCAGGAACCCCGAATTATGCGCACGGCGGAGGCGGTGGTGCAGGCGGTGTTGGCGCAAACGGGAAAGCCACTTCTACAGGCGCGGCAGGCGGGGTAGGTCTGGCGAGTTCAATTACCGGTTCCTCAGTCACTTACGCTGGTGGCGGCGGTGGAGGCACGTACGACAACGCAGTAGTTGGTGTGGGCGGTGCAGGCGGTGGTGGTAATGGCGGGGGTAACTATTCTGGCGCACCTAACGCTACATCAGGAACGGCCAATACCGGCGGTGGGGGTGGTGGCGGTTGCTACTCTGCACAAGCCCCTTCTGGTCCCGGCGGTAATGGCGGTTCTGGGGTAGTTATTATTTCAGCGCCGCGTGCAGCAGCTTCTACTACTGGTTCGCCTACGGTTACTACCAGCGGCGGAAACACCATCTACACATTTACTGGTTCTGGCTCAATTACTTACTGAGGCACAACATGGCGCACTTTGCACAGCTTGATGAGAACAACGTGGTGACGCAAGTCATCGTCGTCCACAACAACGAGTGCCTCGATGCCAACGGCGTCGAGAGCGAGGCGGTTGGCGCTGGGTTCTGCGCACGCCTGTTCGGCGGCACCTGGAAGCAGACCAGCTACAACGCCAGCATGAGAAAGAACTATGCCGGCATCGGGTACACCTACGACGCCGGTCGCGATGCGTTCATCCCGCCGCAGCCGTACCCCAGCTGGGTGCTGGTCGAAGACACCTGCCAGTGGCAAGCCCCTGTGCCGATGCCGGACGACGGCAAGCGGTACGGCTGGGACGAGTCGACCACCAGCTGGGTGGAGATCCAACCCCCGGTTTAAGTACAACCGCCAATAGCCCCCATTGGGGCGACGCAAGGTGAGTGATGAGCGAGATCGACCCCAAGGATTTCGGCGCGCTGCAGGCTGACGTCAAGACGCTGACCAGCGAGATCCACCTGCTGCGCCAGGAGATGGCGCACGTCAACGCGATGATCAACCAGGGCAAGGGCGGGCTGTACGTCCTGGTGCTGGCGGCCGGCGCGGTCGGTTCTGCTATCACATTGCTTTTCAGGAAGATGCTGGGCGGTTGAAACCCTGACGCAACACAGTGTGCGTACAGTAACCAAACGGCCCGAAGGGGAGTGCGATGGCAGCCCGAGTGTCCGATGAGGAGTTCATCGAAATCTGGCGCCGCGTTGGCGGTGCGCGTGCTTTGTCTGAAGAGGTTGGCATCACCGAGCGAGCGGCGCACCGGCGGCGACGCGACATCGAGAAAAGCCACGACATCGCGCTGACCGCGGTCAACCGGCCCGAGCTGCCGACCTCCAACTATGTGATGCGACCCGGCGAAGACACCACGATGCGGGTGCGCCTAGACGATGGCTGCATCATCGTCGGCAGCGACTGCCACTACTGGCCGGACATGATCACCACCGCGCACCGCGGGTTCGTGCGCCTGGTGAAGGAGCTCAAGCCCAACCACGTCGTGCTGAACGGCGACCTGTTCGACGGCGCCAGCAACAGCCGCCACCCCCGCCGGGGCTGGGAGTCTCGGCCGACCGTGAAGCAGGAGCTCGAGGCGGTGCAGGACCGCCTGCATGAGATCGAGAAGGTGGCCGGCAACGCGAAGTGCATCCGCACCTGGGGGAACCACGACCTCAGATATGACGCCCTGCTCGCCACACAGGCGCCGGAGTACGAGGGCGTGTTCGGCATGGCGCTCTCCGACCACCTGCCGCGCTGGAAGGCGTGCTGGGCGATCAACGTGAACGACCACACCGTCATCAAGCACCGCATCAAGAACGGCATCCACGCGACCTGGAACAACACCGGCGACGCGCAGATCAGCACGGTGACCGGGCACCTGCACAACCTGAGAGTGACGCCGCGCACGACGATGGCGCTGACCAACGGCGGCGTGATCTACGGGGTCGACACCGGGACGATGGCCGACGTGTGGGGCCCGCAGTTTGGCTACCTCGAGGACGGCCCGCGCAACTGGCGCAGCGGGTTCGCTGTGCTCACGTTCATGAATGGCTACCTCATGCCGCCCGAGCTGGCGCAGGTGGTGGAGGACGGCCTGCTCTACTTTCGCGGCAAGCTTTTGGAGGTGTGAAGTGACGGACGAAGAGTTCGAGCAGCGGCTCAACGCGCTGGTGGGCCGGACCATCGAGGACGTGTACACCGAGGACGGCGCGTTCGGCGTGGTGCTGGACGACGGCACCCAGCTTGAGCTCGACACCGACGAGGACGGCGACTTGTTCTGCCGCTTCCTGGACGCCGACCAGCAATGAAGCTGTACGAGAACTGGCGCGAGATCCTCAACAAGGCCTGGTCGATCCGGCTGATGATCATCGCCGGCGTGCTCACCGCGTGCGAGATCGTGCTGCCGCTGTATGCCGACGCCATCCCGCGCAACCTGTTCGCCGCCCTCTCGGCGCTTGCCACGATGGGTGCGCTGGTGGCGCGCCTGGTCGCGCAGAAGGACGTCTAGTGCAGCGCACGCACGTCGCCGCCCTCTCGCTGTCGGCTGCGGCGCTGGTCGGCATCGCGCTGCATGAGGGCTACCGCGACGAGGCCTACACCCCGGTGCCTGGTGACGTGCCGACCATCGGGTTCGGCACCACCGAGGGCGTGAAGATGGGCGACCGCATCACGCCGCCACGCGCCATGGTCCGCCTGCTGGACGACGCGAGCGAGTTCGAGACCGCGGTGCGCCGCTGCACGCCGGTGCCCATGTACCAGTACGAGTTCGACGCGTACGTCAGCCTGACCTACAACATCGGCGCGGGCGCGTTCTGCAGCTCGACGCTGGCACGCAAGCTCAAGGTCGGCGACTACGCCGGCGCCTGCGCGGAGATCCTGCGTTGGGACAAGTTCAAGGGCCAGCCCCTGCCGGGGCTCACCAAACGCAGACGCGAGGAGCACGCCAAATGCTTGGGCTACTGATAAACCGCTGGGTGATCGGCGCCGTCGCCGCCGTGCTGTTGCTGGGCGGCGCCTGGTGGAAGGGCTACAGCTCGGGCAAGGAGCGCGTGCAGCGGGAGTGGGACGCCGACCGTGCGCAGCAGGAGCTGGCGCGAGCCAAGCTCGTCGACCTGGTCCGCAAGGCAGAACAGCAGCTGCAGCAGACCGCAGACCAACAACAGAGGGAGAAGAGAGATGCGCTCGACCGTCTTAGCCGCCAGCACCGCGCTCTGGTTGACAGCCTGCGCGACCGCGCCCAGCGCCCCGCCCCCGGTGCAGTGTCCGGTGGCGCCGGACCTGCCCAAGGCCAGCCAGGATGTACGGGCGCCGAGCTTTATCGACCGGATGCGGAGTTTCTTGTCGGGGAAGCTGCCCGCGCAGACACCCTCCGAGCCGAGCTCGAGGCCTGCTATACCCAGTACGACGCGGTGAGAGCGGGCTCGCTGAAAAACGGCTCGCTGTGACGCGCTACAACCGCCGCAAAAGAAAAGGGCAAGGGATGACCCTTGCCCAAAGGCTGCGTGTTGTGGTGCGCGCTATGTGCAGCCGGATGGCCCCATGCCTTTCAGCATCCTCCAGATGTTGTGGTGAGAGCAGTTCATCGCTTTCGCGAGCTCCCTGACGGACGGATTACGGCCGAATCGACGGCGCAACGCGCCGCGGATCTCGACCAGCTGCTGTTGCCTCGGGGTCATGCCGCCCCCTTCGTCATGAGGCCGAGCACGCCGAGGCGCTTCTGGTATCCGCGCTGCAGGTTGGCGACCAGGGTCGGGCCGCCCTGCTCCTGGATCAGCGTCTCGTTGACCTCCTTGAGCTCGCGCAGCTTGGTCATGCGCTGGCGCGGCTCCCACCGCTTGCTGTTGGCGACGCGCTCGGCCATCTCCTCGTAGGCCTGCTCCCACTCCTCAAGCGTGGCGTAGACGGCCTCGGCCTCGGACTTGCCCGGCACCATGAGCGGGTAGCTGTTGGACGGCGACACGTCCTCGCCGCGCTGGGCGTCCTCGAAGTCGATGACCCGCTCCGCCATCTTGCGCACGTCCTCGCGCACCTGATCGAGCTCGGCCTCGTAGATCTCGACCGGCGGCATGACCTCGGCCGGCACGCCGGCGTCGAGCTCGGGCTCCGGCAGCGCGACCGGCTTGACCACGTCGAGCGGGTTGGCCGGCCGGCTGGGGGTGATGTCGCGCTCGGCTGGGAAGTCGGCGGCCTCCTCGGCCGTGATCAGCCCCTTCAGCACGTCGGGGTAAGCATCACGCAGGGCAAACCCGCGGGCGCGCATCTGCAGCATCCGCTTGGGGTAGGCCTGCCAAGGGCCGGACTTGCCCCACAGGCCGGCGCGCTTGGCATCCTCAACGCTGAACCTGGCGATGACGGGGTTGCGCCCCTTGCGCTTGGCGATGCACACCGCGGTGTACTTGCCGGTGCCCTCCTCGCCCTCGAAGTGCTCGTCGACGCCATCGCAGACGGCACTGGCTTGCACCAGCGCCATCGCGGCGTCGCCGTACACGCTGGGCTTGCCGTTGATGCAGGCGATGTTCTGCAGCGCCTGCAGGGGCGCCAGGCCCAGCTCCTTGCCCCACTGCACGGCGACGAGCACGTCCTCCGGCCGGCCCTGGTAGGCCTTGGGCACCATCTGCGACTTGGCCAGCATCTCGCTGAAGCGCATGGCCTCGTCCAGGGTGACGGGCGCGAAGCCCTGGTTGCTAGTTGTTAACTGCATTGTTCTGCTCCTCGAGATACGTTTCGATGGTGGTGATCACCGCCTCGCAGATGCCGTCGATGACGCGCATCGCCTGGTCGCGGGTGACAATTTTTTCGGGGTTTTGCTGCACCTGGTAGACCAGCTTCTGCAGCTCCTTGGCGGCGGCGGTGCGCGCCTTGATAGCCAGCTCGCCCTTCATGCGACCACCTCCTTGATCGACAGCGTCGACTGCCGCACCGAGTACGCGGGCTTTGCCGGCACGACCTTCTCCGGCTGCGCCTTGTAATTGCGCATCGGCCAGGCGATCTGGAACCGACCGGCGCGTGCCTTGTCGGCCTCGCGCATCAGCCCCTTGAGCTCTATCTCGGACGCGCTGATGAGCTCCTCCAAGCGCGCCTTGTCGGCCTTGGCCTCGAGGATCCGCAGCGCCAGCGTCCCGGCGTCGTCGCCCAGCTCGACCACCCGCTCCTCGGCGTGGGCGTACATCCGGTCGAGGTCGGCGCTGTTGGCCGGCGGGTACCACTCGATCTCGCCGCTCGCCTGGTACGCGTTCAGACGGCGCTGGAAGTCGTCGACCGCGGCCGCGATGGCCTGCTCGGTCGCCTCATGCCGCTCAAACAGGAAGATCCGCAGCTCGACGCCCTGGTACAGGACGCAGACGGCACCCCAGCGGGTGTCGGTGATCATCATCTGGGCCTGCAGCTGGATCGGGCCGCGCCACAGGGCCGGCACCTCCTCCGGCGGGGTCTTGGTCACCTTGGCCTCGAGCACGCCGGGGCCGTCGAGCGTGATGGTGTCCTGCCCGACGACGTAGATGCCCTTCTCAGGGTCGCTGGTGACAATGTGGCCGGTGCCCAGCCCCTCGCCGTCTAGGCTGCACGCCAGCGCCAGCTTGGCGTGGAAGTAGGCCGACGGGTGGTGGGTGTTGAGGTCGTCCAGCTGCAGCCGCCAGGCGGCCTCGCGCAGGATCACGGCCTCGAGGCGGTTGCCCCACTCCATGCTCTCGTTGCTGTCGTTGTCCCGCGCTTTGCCGTTGATGGCGTCGATGGACAGCTGCAGCTCGTCGTTGGGGGTGCTGTACTTCGAGTGACCGAGCAGCGCCGGCAGGCGGCTGGCGGACATGATGGTGTCAGGGGTGACCTTACCGACCACGATGTTCTCCTTTCAGCTTGTAGACGCGGACGACACGGGCGTGCGCGGCGGGATGGCTGGCCAGCGTGAAGCTCACCACCTCCCAGACATTGCGTTCCTTGAAGACGGCGCCAAGGGCAGCCGGCGGCACGTCGGCCGGCGGCGGGCACCCATTGCGCACGTCGTTGATGCTGACCACGCCCCAGCGGCGGGCGAAGTCAGCGGCGAAGCGGCGGGCCTGGCTAATGTAGGCCCAGCGGCGCTTCTCCAGATCGTCCAGGACAGCGTCCCGGATCTGCTTGCCGGTTACAGGCACCGGCGGCGTGAGGGCGAGCTGCATCAGACCACCCCCGTGCAGCTGTAGACCAGGCACGAGCAGGCCAGCACGATGGCGCACACCTTGGCGGTGTCAGCCCAATCGCGGCCGTTGTCTTGGTCGACGTGGAGGCGGGTGTACCCAGCCTGGTAGGCCTCGCGCATGGAGCGCGGGACGCGGTCGTGGCGGCTCTCGCCGCTGAAATAGCGGAACTGTTGCATGGCCGGCCTCCGGTCAGATGAAGGCCAGCAGCAGGAATATGCCGGCGATTGCTACCGTGCCGGCGACCCGCTCCGGGAAGCTTTCAAGGGTGTCTGCGTAGCAGGGCGCCAGATGTTCTGGCCGGCTGGTGCCGTGGCCAGGGGCAAACCCCAAGATGTTGTGTTTTGCCGATGAATAACCCCTATAAACATTATGCGCCGAACCTGCTATGTAGTTGTCCCGATGGGAATAACCACAATACACATTGTGCCGCTCGGAAGGCAGGCCTGACGCGGCTTGCGGCTTGTTATGAAACATTATTTTCTCCTTGGTCAAGGTCTTACACCCCAAAGTACAGCTCCCAAAGGTCGCCAGGTGAGCCACCACTAGATGTAGTGGTTCACCGTGCGCGCTTTTGGGCCTCTTTTGCGGCCTTCTCTGAGGCCTTTTTTGCGTTGCGCAACGCGAGCTCGCCGCGTGCGTTCTCCATCGCATACCGCGCACCGAGGATCCGCCAGATGTCGCTGCGGTCGTCGGTAAACGCGAGCTGCGTGAGCTCTTTGGCCAGCTGCTCGAACACGGTCGCTGCCCACTTGATGTCTTCGATGGTCAGGATCGGCACATCCATGCGGCAGTTCACGCCGCGGCCGACCCGGTTTAGGTACTGAGCCAGCTGCTTGCGCTCTAAACCGCGCTGGCCGTCGAATGGTTTGACGCTCAGATCATCCATGGTGGGTTCCATTATTGTCGTGCTCGAATGAGACCAGCAAGTCAGTGCGCTGTGTTCCCCCCGCCGGTCGCATGGCCGTGAAACATTCCACTCTTTAGCCGGATGGCGGATGTCGACGACAGCTGGCTGCATCACTGGTCGCCTGTGTCTTTGGTGGCCTGCTCGATGAGCTCGGCCTGCTTGCGCCGCGCCTCGAGGTAGCCGCGCTCGGCGCGCCGCTTGGACCACCAGATAAAACCGATCTGGCCGACGATGCCGGCGATGACGATGAGCAGCAGGACGTCCATCACTTGATCCTCTTCAGCAGGTTGCTGACCTGCGACGCGTGCCACTCGCTGTTGCCGCGTGGCGTCTGCACGCCACGGGCGGACAGCGCGGCCGCAATCTCGCGCAGGGTGGTGGCGCCAGACTTGCGGATGATCTCGCGCACCACCGGACCCACGCGGTCGGCGTAGCGGTCGGCCTTCGCCTGCAGCTTGGCGATACCCACCACGCTGCCCTTCTTCGGGTCCGGCGAGCCCAGCTTCTTGCCCTTCTTCTTGAGCTCGGCCAATGCGACCTTGGTGCGCTCGCCGATCTTGCGGGCCTCCCACTCGGCGAACACCATCCGCATCTGCAGCATCTCGCGGCTGGCCTCGGGGAAGTCTGCGCAGACGAACTTGACCTGCCGGTCGTTGAGCAGCATCGCGCCGAACGCGAGGTCGCGGGTGAGGCGGTCGAGCGTGGCCACCACCAGCGTGGCCTTCTCCTTCTTGCACAGCTTGATTGCCGACTCGAGCGCCGGGCGGTCGTTCATGCGGCCGGACTCGACCTCAGTGAACTCGCCAACCAGCGACCAGCTGCCACCGTTTAGATACGTCATGACGCGCTCGCGTTGGGCGTCGAGGCCCAGACCCGACTTGCCTTGCCGTCCGGTCGACACGCGGTAGTAAGCGACGAACTTGCCGCTATGGGGTGCCATCTGCATCTCCTTGGATGTACAGCTCTCAATTGGCTGGTGTGAACATTGCACCACAGAAGATATCGTTGTGCAATACCCCCCGTTTGCATTCTTTACGCAGGGGCAAATGAACTCCACGAAACCTTTCCTGGTACGGCTGCGCGAGGACACTCGCGCCCTGCTCGACCGCGCTGCAGAGGATCAGCGGCGCAGCCGTGCGTCCATCGTCGACGAGGCCATCCGGGCGCAGCTCAAGCCGCGCTACGGCGAGCTGGGCACCCGCCTGCAGCAGCTGCTGGGGGGCAAGTGACGTGCGAACACAAGATTGCGCAGGCCAGCTGCACGCACTGCACGACCAAGCTGATCCTGGCCTCGCCCACCAGGCAGCACGCCGAGGGGCACCTGACGGCCATCGAGCGGATGCACCGGGACGCGTACAACGCCCATCAGCACCTGTTGGATGCCCTGCCCTGCTTCTACCAGCGGATGGCGCAGCACGTCATGCAGACGGTGCGCCACAAGGACCGCAGGGAGTGGCTGGAGCACTTCCAGCGGGCGCATGGCCCGGAGGTGACCGAGCAGCTCAAGGATCGCCTGCGCAAGCTCTGGTCGTCGATGTCTACCGAGGATCGTCAACGTGACAAGAGAAAACGCAGCCCGCTCCGGGCGCTCGGCCCGCAACAAGGGCGCGGCCGGTGAGCGTGAGCTCGCCGCCCTGCTCTCCGAGGAGCTCGGCCTGGTGGTCAAGCGAAAGCTCGGCCAGGCCCGCGACGGTGGCGACGACATCGAGGTCGGCAAGTTCCATATCGAGGTGAAGCGCCGCGAGCGCCTGCACGTTGTCGAGTGGTGCGAACAGGTCGAGGCCTGCACGCCCATCGACGGTGTGCCCGTGCTGGCGTTCCGCCGCAACGGCGAGCCTTGGCGCGTGGTGCTGCGCCTGGAGCACTTCATCCCACTGATGAGAGGTGAGCTTTGATCGAGGAAGTAAGCACGCGGTACTGCAGCCAGTGCCGCATGACTCAACCAGTGGAGGGCGGGAAATGGAAGGTGGTGGCGAACGGCAAGTTCAGACGGTGGCATTGCGGCCGGTGTCTGGCCAGACGGGCAGCTGCGAAAGCTGCCGATGGTCCGTAGGCCGCTACGGCAAGCTCTGGTGCGAGCACTGGGACTGCGTAGCACTCGGCACCTGCCATGAGTACGAGTACGAACCGGGGGCAGCAGCGTGAGCCCGACCGTCTACATCCTGTTCAGCCTGCTTATGGTTCACGACGGCCAGCTGTTCTGGCTGGGCGCGTTCGAGACGTGGGACACCTGCCACGACAAGCAGGTCCAGCTCGAGGAGATGCCAGAGCACAAGGGCGATCAGTTCGCCTGCTTCTCGGTGCCGGTGATCAAGACATGACGCTGTCTCTCTACACCCAGCTGGTGGCCGCCCAGGCGCACGCAGAACGCCTGCAAAAGGAAGACCCGACCCGACGCCTCACCGGCAACCAGCAGCGCGCCCTGGACGCGCTTACAGAGGCCGGCAAGCCACGCAGCACGGTGCAGCTCAGAGAGCTGGCAGGGCTGAGCCAGCGAGCCTGCCTGTCGGCGCTGTACGACCTCGAGGAGAAAGGCCTGGTGCAGCGCCACCAGCTGCGCCAACGGCTCACCCTGCACAACATCTGGACCGTCGTCGATGATGCTGAATGACCTTCCGCCGATCCCGCAGTGGACGGTGCCCAAGCAGCACAAGATCCAGCAACAGGAGCAGACCGACCGGCGCGAGATCTTCGTCGGCGTGTTCCGCGCCATCTCAGACAACCGCCTCACCGGCGGCGAGTTCCGCGTGCTGATGGCGATCTGCTCGTTCGCCAACAAGGCAGGCATGGCGTGGCCAGGACAGGACCGCATCAGCCAGATGGTCGACATGACCAGACCCAACGTGAACCGCGCCGTGCAGAAGCTGATCGAGCTCAACTACCTGCGCGTGGTCAGCCGCGGCAACAGCGTCGCAGCCCGCGCTACCTGCTACCAGGTGCTGCGCAGGGAAGACGCGCCAGAACCCAGAGACGCCATCGCCATCGCCTCAGACCGAGACAACGACGAAGACCTCACCCCACCACACCTCAAGAGGGAGGAACGCAAGATGGAAAGCAAGCCACTGCCGCCGGAAGAAGGCCGCAAACGCAGCCGCGAATTGCTCAACAAAGTGAGGCAGAAGAAACCCAGCGGGCCTGTGGATAACTCACCTGCAAGTGTGCCGCCAGCAGCACATCAGGATGATGGTCAATGTGCTGTAGGCAGCACATCTAATGTGCCGCAGGGAGCACACCAACTACCCAGTGAACTAATAAATACTACTGTTAACTATCTGTTGGTGTATCGAAGCTTGTGGACAAATGTTTGCAAACGAGCAGCAGTGACCAACGAGAACGACCAGGCAGCTGCCACCGAGCTGACCACCCTCGGCGTCGACGGCGGGGAGTTTGCCGCGCTGGTCGAGGCCGACCTGCGGTGGCGCATGGAGGGTGGCAAGCCACTGCCGGCCAGCCTGGCGTTCTACCTGCCCACGTTCCGCAAGCTGGCAGCGCCCTGAGAGCCCGCAGCGGTGCGTGCGTACAATCGCCAAACGTTCGTATGCGTCCGCGACACGGGGTGGACGCGACGTGTCCCATGCGCGGGCGCGTGTCGCGTGCGCGTGTGCGGGCAGGCACGCAGGCGTGGTGCGCGGGCGTGCGCGGGCGCGAAGGGCACCCTTTCCCCCCTCCCCCTACCGGTAGCGGTGGGGGTGCCCCTCTCAAATTTTTCCCCGTTTTTGGAGAACAGATGAACAAGCTCGAACAGGAATTGCAGCAGCTGGTGATGCAGCAGCTGCGCATGGGGGCGTCGCCCATCGCTGTGATGGAGGCGCTGCAGGCCACGAAGGTGCGGATGGCGGATTCGCTGCCGTACATCGAGGCCGTCAACGAGAGCGGCCGTGCGCCGTGAGGAGGCAGTGATGAGTCAGTACCAACCGAAGCCGAACACGTTCACGCTGTTTGCGAATGACCGGAAGCAGTCGGACACCCACCCGGATCTGACGGGCACGTTTGTGAACGGGGACGGGGTGGAGTTTTTCTTCGACGCCTGGAAGAAGAAGAGCTCGAGCGGGAAGGATTACATCTCGGGTCGCGTGGGCCGGCAGAAGGGTGCGCCGGTGTCTCAGCACGCTGCGGCCAAGGGCAACGGGTACCAGCCCCAGGTTGACCCGCAAGACGACGTGCCCTGGTGATGGCCGAGCGCAAGAAGGCGACGGACTCGATCCCTGCCCTCAAGACCTGGGGCGGGGTGCGTTCCATCCAGCAGCGGCTGGGCCGGTCGGCCACGCTCGAGCACAACCGCGAGGCGGTGGCGACCGAGCTGCTGTGCATGGCGACGACGAAGATCACCGACATCTTGAGCTGGGACGAGTCTGGCAACGTGCGCATCAAGGCGGCCAGCCAGATTCCCGAGCAGGCGATCCGGGCGATCAAGAACGTCAAGGTGCGCACCCGCGTTGACAAGGAAGGCAACTCGACCAGCGAGCTCGACATCGAGCTGCACGACAAGGTGCAAGTGTTGCGCCTGCTGGCCAAGGCCTCCGGCCTGCTGGACGCCGAGGAGAACGCCGAGCGCCCGAGCGTGATCGGCATCAACCTCAAGGCGCCGGACGTGGTCGACATTCCCATCGAGGAGACGGAACGTGTCAGAGGCGAATAGCCCGGTCACCGGGCTCAACCTAGACTTCTCGCAGTCTGCGACCACCTGGCAGTTCTTGCAGGACCGGGCGTTCGTGCGCGGCATCCGCGGGCCGGTGGGCTCGGGGAAGTCTTACGCGTGCGCGGCCGAGATCATGCTTAAGGCGGTGCAGCAGAAGCCCTCCCCCATCGACGGCATCAAGTACAGCCGGTTTGTCATCGTGCGGAATTCGTACCCCGAGCTGAAGACGACCACGATTAAGACCTGGCTGGATCTGTTCCCCGAGAACGTCTGGGGGCCAATGCTGTGGACGCCGCCGATCACGCACCACCTGCGCCTGCCGGCGCGTGGCGATGCGGCTGGGATTGATTGCGAGGTCATCTTCCTGGCGCTCGACCAGCCCAAGGACGTCAGGAAACTGCTCTCGCTCGAGCTCACCGGCGCCTGGGTGAACGAAGCACGCGAGCTGCCGAAGGCGGTGATCGACGGACTGACCCACCGGGTCGGCCGGTATCCGACCAAGCGCGACGGGTCTCCGACCTGGTACGGCATCTGGATGGACACCAACTCAATGGACGACGACCACTGGTGGCACCGGGTGGCCGTGAAGGATCCCATCAAGGGCAAGTTCGCCTGGAAGTTCTACGACCAGCCCGGCGGCGTGGCGGAGGTGAAGGCCGAGGAGCTGCCGGAGTTTCCGGAGGCGAACGGCTGCATCTTCAGCGCCGGCAAGTGGTGGCGCGTCAACTCCAAGGCCGAGAACATCAACAACCTGCCGGCCGGGTACTACGAGCAGATGCTGGGCGGCAAGTCGCTGGATTGGATCCACTGCTACGCCGGCAACAAGTACGTCTACGTCCAGGAGGGCCGGCCGGTCTGGCCCGAGTACGACGACATCACGATGTCGGCCGAGGCGCTCACGCCGGACCCGCAGGTGCCGATCCAGGTCGGGCTCGACTTCGGTCTGACGCCGGCCGCGGTGATCGGCCAGAAGCTCGGCAACGGGCGCTGGCAGATCCTGCATGAGATTGTCACGTTCGACATGGGCCTGCAGCGGTTCGGCGAGATCCTGCTTTCCGAGCTCAATACCCGCTACCCCAAGCACCAGGTGATGCTGTGGGGCGACCCGGCCGGTCAGGCACGCGACGCGATCTACGAGGTGACCGCGTTCGACTACCTGCGCACGCTTGGGCTCAAGGCGCAGCCGACCGCCAGCAACGACTTCAAGGTCCGGCGCGAGGCAAGCGCGGCGCCCATGTCCCGCCTCATCCAGGGCAAGCCGGGACTGCTGGTCGACCGCAGCTGCAAGCTGGTGCGCAAGGCACTCTCAGGCGGGTATCACTTCAAGCGCGTGTCGGTCGGCGCCGGCCAGGAAAGGTTCCGCGACGCACCGAACAAGAACGAGCACTCGCACGTCGGCGACGCGTTCGGCTACCTGTTGCTGGGCGGCGGCGAGTACAAGCGCATGACCCGTGCCGACACCTACAACCACGGGCCGCACCACGCGCCGGTGATCGCCAAGGCCGACTTCGACGTCTTTTCCTGACCGCAAGGACAACCATGCGCAACTTTTTCAAGTACCCCGAGACCGTCGACGTGTCGCCGGCACTGGCCCAGCTTCAAGCCAGCGAACACCTGTGGAACCAGATCACCCTGCGCACCACGCACGCAGGAACGGTCCATTCTGAGGTCAACGACATCTGGCTGCGCTACAACCCAATCGAAGGCGCGACACCGATGGAGATCTTCAACGGGCTGGAATGCGTCAACTACCCCGCCTTCCAAGAGCTTATCGAATCCCGCCGCCTGGTGCTGGACGTGATGAGGCGCGTCGAGGGCTTGCGGCTGGGGCGCGTCGTCATCACCAAGATGCGCCCTGGCGCACGCATCGCGCCACATTGCGATGAGGGGGCGCCGCCGACCTACTACGACCGCTTCCACCTGGTGCTGCAGGGAGAGCCTGGGTCGCTGTTCCGGTGCGAAGACGAAACCGTTGAAATGGGCACCGGCGAGCTGTGGTGGTTCAACAACAGGTTGGAGCACGAAGTGATCAATCGCAGCAACACAGAACGCATCCACATCGTCATGGACGTGCGCACAGCAGGCTGATGCGTTTTTGATATCCGGCAGATATCAAACGCTTGCATTTGCCGCCTCCGCCGTACAACAATCAAATCAAGCGTTTGCGACCTGTCTAGGTGCGTGATGATCAGCTACCGCGTGGAGTCGATGGACGAGTGCCTCGAGGATATGCGCCATCTGTGGATGGTGCATTGGGAGGAGATTGCGCTCGACAGGGACAAGATCGCGCTGGAGCCGGACATCGAGACCTTTCGGGTGCTTGAGGACGCGGGCGGATTGCACATCGTCGTGGCGAGGGACGAGGCTGACCAGGTGGTTGGCTACCACGTCAGCGTGGTGCGCCCCCACCTGCACTACCGCTCAAGCCTCACCGCATACGTCGATATGTACTTCATCCACCCGGAGCACCGGCGTGGGCGGGTTGGAATCAAGCTGTTCCTGTTTGCGGAGCAGACGCTGCGCGAGCTTGGGGTGCAGCGGATCTACACCGGCACCAAGCTGCACAAGGACGTCGGGCGCTTGCTGGAGTTCATTGGGCACAAGGAAACCGAGCGCCTGTACACCAAGTTCATCGGAGACTGACATGGGAATTACAGCTGCAATCGTTGGCGCCGCCGCAACGGTGTATT